GATCTCCAGGAGTGCCACTACACAAACTGTGTAGAAATACATGGCCTCCACGGGGAAACAGAGAGCACTACCCATTGATGCGAACTTCCGAAGCGGGCCAATAATTGTCCCGTTCGGAAGCTCTGCATTGTTGCTTCTACATGCCTCAATCGCATCCTGAAAATCAGGATTTGAACGAAACATTTCCAGAGAAAGTGAAAGAGGAACTCTATCACTTGCATCTGAAAGATCAATCGTTGCTAATTGACCTGTAGAAGACGAACTCAGCGCGAGCTTCTGATTAATCGATTGGTCACTGAAGTTAATGTGGCCACGCGTTAACCAATAGGATTCGATCTTGCGATAAAGCAAGTCTCGAATCCCTTGTTGCACAAATTGTTGGCAACAAGGCTCTATCGCGATGATTCGGGGTCCTTTAAGTGTTTTCGGGACCGGAGTAACCCTAACGGGTTGCTCTTGATCCTGTGGTATAATCGTTGTAATTTCGAGCTCATTTGACTCGGGGGGTAATCCGTTAGGATAACCGTCACCGACCAAATGGAAATAAGGCTCGAGACGATCGTGCCACCTACGCCAGACGTATTTCTGATTTCCAGATATACGATCGGCAGTAGCTCCCGGACCGTGCTTAGGCTGACATTCGGAAAGCTCACAAGAGCCAACCAAATTATGCCACAGCACATCAGAAACAGCCAAAAACTTGGCGTGCTCTGATTCTGGAAGTGAGAACACCTCAAAGGTTTGCTCAATTTCGGCGAAGTTCGCAAGCGCAGAGGACACCCTTTCTGGGGTGCACTCAATTTCCACTTTCTTGAATGTAAGGCATATTTGCCGTACAGACTCAACGATAGTAGAAATATCGCCTGGAACCATTCCAATTTCTGGGTCGAAAGACCCAGGATTAAAGGGATGTTTTTCATCGAAAATCCTTCCTGTCTCAATGTCGAAAATATGACTGGTCATACCTTGCAAAAATGCAGGGATTGACCCAGTCTTTGCAAAACCTGCAAAGGCTGTAGAGTCAACAAATCCAATTTCAAGACTTCTTTCGAAGTCTTTACAAAATTGGGGAAGAGTAATCGTTAAAAACGATATACCTTCATTTTCGACACGTGATCTTATTACTTCAAGATCACGTAAATCAGAGACGTTAGCGGTACACTTGATGGTAGCGTCTATATAGACAGCTTCCATCAACTCTAGATAGCTACTTACGTTGCTTTTCAAGCCTGCCTCCTTAATTGGGAGCTAAGCTTCAAGCCACGTTGGTCTACCTATCTCACTACAGATAGTAGTGAGCAATCAAGATCCAGAGCATCTCTGCTCTGGGACCACGGTGATATAGTTGGACAGCCCCTTTAAGGGACGAGTCTATGACTCGTTTCCAAAGAGCTTACCAACAGCCGTGCTGTCTAGCCAGCCTTCAAGGCCGGCAACGAGGTAGTTCACTTCAGTCGCTGAAAAGCCCACATCTGGGCGATCAATGACGAAGTAGAACGAAAGCAATTCATAGTCATTCACCGCAGTTAGCGGGTCTGCTACGATTGCTCGCTGATCGACACGCACCATGGACCGAATTCGGCCCCCGGCGACGTTTTGATGGGAAATTGTCATTTTGAAATTCCCATCAGCACTAAGGTAGACGGACTTTTTACCGTCCGACTCCACCCTAGGCATCGATTTCGCGACCGCGTTGACAGTTACTGATTGTGGATCGGCAAACATATGATTATCCTCCAGTGATGGAGGTAACCATATTGTCTTCGTGGTTAGCCTCCAAAGTTATAGGAGTGTTAATCCCGTTACGGTCCAAACGTTACTCATGCGTCTAGACGTATCTAAGGTAACAGGTAGATTGATCCAAGGACTAGAGTTTGCGAAAGGCGATTGACGGCTAAGTCAACCTTTCCTAGACAAACCTAGCGCTCCAAGGATCGCTAATTGTCGTGAGGTTAAATCACCCCACGACAGGCTGAAACCATATGGACTACTTGCACTCACACGCTGTTTTATATCGATTACTCGATGTAATTCATAACGTGCTGGGCCCGACTTCCATGGACAAAATTGTTTAAATTTTACCAAGGATTTCGTATGCGCCATGACGTACAAGTATTTGGCCGCGAGCCCATCGGATCCCCAATCTGTAATTTGATCAACATGATCACCAGCATTGGAGAACCAATTAATGAGCCACGTCCAAGGTGTTGCATTGTAAACGAACGAAGGATTGATCCTAGCCCCATGAATTGTCAAATGACGTTTCATTTGGTTTAGAGCGTCCCAATAATGGGAATCTCCTAGGTCAAACTCCGGACGATAGTATCGGAAAGAACCAGACGAGGTAACTACGACGTCCTGTTGGACCCATAGTTCTCGAAAGGCCTCTCCGTCGCCAATCAATCCCCCGATAGTGTCGCCGGCGGGTTCCATGAACCAGCCGCCGTCTTTTCGGGCGAGAAATTCGCTACTATCTGTTACAAGGGTTCGTCTCCGTCGTATGTCCTTACCATTTTCGCGAGACATTTTTGAAATGATCTCACGAGAATTTTGGGCAATAGTGATCGCTTTTTCAACGTCACTCACGAACGGGACCCATCCAAATTGATGGTTGAGAAAATGGTCGCCGACCTTTTTAGGGGCCATGCGGACACCTTGCTTCGCAGAGCCTGTCAGTAGTTTCCAACCTTCGTTGAAAACACCGGCAGATTTCGAGAGCATCCTAGGGAGATCTCGAAGCTCTTTGATAGCAAGACCGAGTCCGGCTTTCTCAAGGTGAGGCTTGGTTTTAGACCAAGCATCAGAACCCCACATGTCACTCGCGTTGGGTACTAATCCATACATAGCGCCGGCAACTTGACTTTGATTAGTCATTGTAAAGCCGTCAGCGTATGGTGGAAAGATGGGGTTGCAAAACCCACCTGTGTAAGTATACGGGCCACGTCCAACTCCCCAAATGGAGAGTTCTCGTGTACCCGAATGAAACTTACCAGTCCCAACGGCCCCCGAAGGGAGGCCAGAGTCTATCTTTATAGAAGTGAACGGCCCACCTTCCAAGTAAGGAGGTCCTGCGTGGAGTTGATCCTCGCAAGTCTCAATACGAGAAAAGTAGGGCGACCCCAACTCGTAAACGCCATATGTTCCAAGCTCGATGTCATCAAAATGACCCGGGTCTTGACCTATGGTGTTGTGAAGCGTAAGCTTCCCTGTTGGAATCTGAGTACGACCCTGCCACGGATGGCGGGTGACTCTCGTTCGCGTTCGATAGCCAGTAGACATGTAAGCACACCTCCATAGTGTAGAAACTAGATTTCAAAAAGAAATCTTGCACAGCAAATGGTTTCCAGAGGCAAAGG